CACCATCTACAAGGTTAAAGGCAAGCAAAAATGAATTGGATACCGCAATATCCCGACACCGAGGTGGACTACCCGCTAAATTCCCAAACGTCCCCCCTACAGTCGTGTCATATCGCTGAAGGACATTTTCAAAGTTTGTCGCCAAAACCACTTCATCATAAAGATCAAACCGCCAATCTATCGCCGCAGAATTGTACGTTGTCCCGCTCACGTCAGACCATGTATTTGATCCCGTTAGCAAATAAAGATTTGTCTTTGTTCCAGCAAAAATATACTGCAAACCACGAGGCGTTTGAAACCGAGCCGCCCCAATCACATCACTGGGCAATGCACCCGTCTGTTCACTTAATGTTTTAAAAGGCACATAATCCGTACCTTGAATCAACACATTCTTAGCCATGACAAGATTGCCATCGTTCCTATACGACCCCATATCAGGCCGCCATGGGCCAAAAGGAATCATATCCGTAAACGTCATATAAGACCTGCCGGACGCCTAACGACACGCTCACTTATTGTCTTTCTCACAGTCTCACGGCTAAACCATGCCGAAGAACGACGATCAAACATCCCTTGCCACGCCGCCATCTTATTTTCATCACTAAATCGCGGCGGGATATGCGCTAACGACCCATACAAATATAAAGATGGGTCCAGCCTCAATAACCAATTTGTCGTCTGTGTGTTGCTTAATGGCAACAGTTTCATCCAATACACAACATCCATTGTATAGTCCGAATCACTTGTGGGATAAAATTCTAACGCGCTTGTTATAACATCCGTATTTGAGGTGTTGCTATGCGTGATTTTTTCCGCATAAACCTCTGGTTTACCAGGGTATCCCGTCATTCTCGCTTCCCGAATGTCTTTTAAGGACCCAGACCGCAGCGTCTGATTGCCAGAAATTGTGGCATCATAAACGCTTAAAACATCCGAAGGCAATGTTACTGTAGATGACCCCGTTGTCACCGAAAGCGACACTTCATTTTTCTTTTCTTGAGGCCAAAACGACGTGTCTACAGAATTTTCAAACAAGGCTATGGCCAGATCAATATCCGCCGTTATATCGTCACTGCGAGGAAAATACCGACGAATGGCCGCAACCAACTCTGAATAACTACTGATGGCAACTGGCATCTAAACTGCTCCATCTGAGATCGGCATCTGTCGTCACAATGTCTTTTAACGTACAGTCCTTAAAAACCACACCCTGCAAACATGATCCAGTAAAATCACATCCCGTGAAGTTACACCGATTAAACACAAACCCACGAATATCATACCCACTAAAGTCTGTCCCAGAAAAATCTATCCCACTCGCATTCTTGTTTTTGACGCAAGAAAAGTCTAAATCATTGTCCCGCAAAACGTTTTCATCAACCTGAAAAGGATCAACAGAGTCTGATGTGTCTTGCAACGTCTCTTTGTTTTCTACCAAAACGTGTTCACCGTCTTGGTTTTTAATAATTCTAGGCGGTCGCCTTCTGCGTTTTATCGTCACACCATACTCCCGTGAAAAACTTTTGCGTGTGGGAAATGCTTTTCTATAATCCGTATCAATTCCGGCACGTCTTTTGTAATGTCATGACCATAATGCTTACGAATAAAAGCCAATTCCAATTCATCTAAACGAAACATAGGAACATGATCTTTATTGCCATGCCACATTCGTTTACTAGCATCACGAGCATCCTGCCGCGATTCATTGATCTTTTTTTGCGTATCGCCAACATAAGACCGATGAACGTGAACATCGTCACCATCCAAAACCAAATCTGTTTTGATGCCGTTTATAACCTGTCTTTTAACAATCTCTGTCATACAAAAAAAGGGGAGGGAAGACCCCCCCCCTCTCCATTACTTCTTTTTAAACTTAGGGTCAACCATAGGTGTAGGCTTGCATTTCGCAAACATACTTTCCTGACCTGGTTTCTTCGCGTTATTCGGCATACTGCGGCCTTTAACGGGAGGATTCGTTGATTTCTTATCCATAAAAAAAACCTTTCGTTTGTGTTTAGGTTAAGTCTGCAATAACGCCAGAGGCACGCTCATTACTGGCTTGCAAAGTATACTCTGCAAGAATCATAAAGCGTTCACTGTCTCCAATTTTAGCCAAAGGAACGTCTTGCAATTCACGCAAAAACGGAACTTCCCACATGTCGTTATCCAAAATGTGAACCGTCCGCGCACGAGAAAACGCATTCAAAACAACTTTCACTTCACCAAAAGAGGTTGCAATGATCTCGAGTGCCGCCGTCAAACGCCCGTCCGATGTGTCTTGACGCTTAACTGTTGAATACCAATCAAAAGTTTCAAACACCATCTTTTGACCAGTTGTCATCATAACCGTTTTGGTACCAGGACCAGCATTGTTAAAAATAGACTGCTGAACGGTCTCAAACAAAGTTCTTGTAAAAGCACGTTGCGTTCCATCCGTGGCGGCCGTCGTTGTTGTTCCGTTAGCACCAGTAGCACCACGAGACACATTGGTAGAATACCAACCTTCCAAAGGACGAAGCTGTCTTGCCGTGTTGGTTGCACCCGCCGCAGGAGCCTGATTCTGCGTCAAAATAAACTCCATGTCGCGCATAAGGTTTTGATACCCATACGCAACCTGCTTGGCATACTCACTTTTATTCCCCGCCTTGTTGACACTTTCTTGTGTTCCAGAAACACCCGCTGTCAAAGTAGAGATCTGAGTGACGTTTGTCGGACGCACAGAAACTGTGTTTTGCAAAGTCGCAGCATCATCACCATCAATTCTTGCGTTGGCCGCAGGTGCCCGCAAGGTTACCGTTTGCCACTGATGGGTTATCCCCGTTGTAGTCGATCGTTTGCAAATCTCCGTCAAAAACGGACATTGCATCATGGATACGTTGTAGATAGCGTCAATAAACGCCTCTCGGTTGGACGTTGCACCCGTGTAGGTGTCAACAGCATTTGTAGGTAAAGGCATAAGATTGTCTTTCTTTTAAAAGGTTAATTTGTTTTTAGGGTCCTCCACAATGCCGCCACATTGTCGATCTTTTCTGATTGGCTGGACGCATTTCGTATATTAGCCCGCAACGTGCGAATGTTGGATTGCTTAATATCGCTGTCCGTAACCGTCACCTTGCCAACAGAACGCTTTATCACCTTGGGTGCCTCTTTCACAGGTTTCAAAACCTCCGAGGATTTTATCTTCATGTCATTGTATGCCATTGCATCTTTAGCCATCACAAAAAACCGAGCATCCATTATCTCTGCCACAATGTTTTGAGGAACGTCATAAGTTTTGGATACAAACTCAGCAACCTTTTGTAAACCATTATCTTTCAACAAATCAGGCGCACGTTTTTCTAAAATTTTATGTTGCTCTCTGAAAAAAGCCTCGTTGTATTGATTCGACTCTTGCTGCTTTTCCTCTCGGATTTTACGCAACGCTTCGCCCCGCGCCTTGGCTTGGTCTTCAATAGATTGCTTTTGGTACTGCAACTTAGCAACCTCTGTCCAATCATCTTCAGCCGCCGCCTGCCGAATCAAAGCATCCACCTGTGAAAGACTCGCGCTAACATCTGAATTATCAGAAAGGATTTTTTCCATCACATCCAGCTTTTCAATTAGCTGCTGTTTCATGTCCAAAACATCCTGCGGCAACCCAACATCCTTAGGTTGCTGCTTTTCCGAATAAGAAGCCACCAACTCACTCAAAGGCACCTTCTTCGTTTCTTCACCAACCTGAAACTCTATCAAATCATCAGGACTAGAATCCTCAACCGCAACCTCTTCAGTGCTTTCAGGGGATTCTACAGCCGCTTCCGGCTCTTTGTTTTCTTCCACAGCAACGTCTTCGTTTGCGGGCTCAATAACCTTTTCTGGCTCGGCAACCGCAACATCTTCACTTTTCATTTTTTCGTATGCTTCAATGGCAGAATCAATAGACATAATGTTAATCCTTGGTTGAATTGTGTTTATTGATAATCCCTTGAAGAATCAAGTTAATTGATTCAAGACCCTTGATTCTTGCATAAAAAGATTCTCTAAGGACGGTTTCTTCAGGTTTTGATGACATCATCTGATCCACAAGGGACATCCGCGCATCCGTAAGGATAGACTTAAACACAGGGCAATCTAACAACTCCCTTGCCTTCATAGCCTTATCTGACAGTGCAACGTAATCCATACAATCCGTTTCTAAAGTATAACTCTCATAGCACTTAGTAGTGCCATTGTTTCTTTTTGTTCTATTTCCAAATAAATGTCAATAATTTCCATATCTTCTTTTAAAAGAGCTTTAAGGGCCATCAAAGCATCCTGTAATTCCTTTTGCTTTTGCTTTTCTTGGGCCTCAAAAACTTGCTGTGTTTTTAATGCCTTTTCTAGCCGTTTAATCTCTAAGTCTAAAACTTTAAACTTTTCAATGTTTTGAGAATAATCAATAAGTTTTCGGACAACCCTTTTAATTTTGGGCTGTTCAAACGCAATGATTTTTTGTCCAATGCTTTGTAACTCTTGATCTTCTATTTTCCGAACGCTAAACCTAAGAACCTCTCTTTCTTTCTCCCATCTTTTTCTTTGTTTTTCCCGTATTTGTTTTCTTTTGGCTTCCAATGTGCCGCCGCCAACAGCAGGCACGCTTGGTGATGTAATGGCCGGTGTCCAGTAGTTTCCTGCCCAGTATGTTTTTGCCCAATACTGATTTGACCACATTTTAAAAGGCTACTCTGTTTCAATGCGCGTAACGCGACCATTCTCACGGACAATGCGCTTTGGCTTCTGTATCATAGATAAAGCACTCTGTGTGTTTTGCGTACTTGCAGCCGAAAACTCCTTAATGGCATCCCCAATCTTTGAAATAGCCTCACTCACAGATGCCATCTGCTTTTCCATATTGCTTTCTTTTTCAGAATCATCACTTTTTTCTTCCTCTTCCTCTTGCTCTGGCGGCTCAGCCATCATCAATGCACGGTTTGCCTCTTCATCCGCAATCTTTTTGCCCTGTTCCATCAGTAACTTGGCTTTCTCAAGTTCCAGTTTCTGAAGAGAGATTTGCGCTTTCATGACTTCAACCTGTAACGAACCCGCCTTATAAGCCGCATCCGCCGCCACTCTTCCCTCTTCAATGTCCATAGCCTTATCCATAGGCTCAGGCGGCGGTGGCGCAGGCTGAAACTCATCAGGATTTGCAAAGTACTTTTCTACATCACCCAAACCAGACAGCGTCACCAACTCCGACATTGTCCTATACAAATGCTGAGGCGTTAACAGAGGATTGTTCATCAAACCCTGCGCCGCTATGTTCTGCTGCAACGCTAAAACACCCTGCAACGCTAAAACCTTCGCTTCCTTATCCGTCCGACCCGTGCCCACCGTAATGTCAAAAGACTTCCGCTTTCTCCACTCCCTAGGATCAACCTCGTAATACTTACCCGAATCACGCAAGATCATAGAATCTTTAGCATACTTCCTAAGTAACTCATGCGTCTTTAAATACAAAGACTTAATGCCAGTCTCAGCAAAGATACGCACAATGTTCTTTAATTTCTTCTGAGACGCATTTAAAATACTTGCACCCACAAACTGCGTACTCTCCGATAATGCCGCTGGGTCCAACCCCTGCGTCACCTTCGATATACCCGTGCGACGCTCCGCTAACTCGTCCAACAGCCCCAATATAGGTATGTTCTTGTCCGCCACATACTCCACGTTCAACGGCATTATGCCTTCCGTATTTGCCGCTGGAATCACACCCCCAGGATCAGCATCCGCCAGCATCTTTGTATCCAATCCCGTCGTATCAGGAACAATCGTCACAGGCGCATTATGCTGCATCATGTTGTTCAACGTACCACGCAACAAAGTACTCTTATACCGCTGAATATCCCCAATCTCGTCATACTTGGAAATACCCCAAAACCTATGAGGCACAATGTTTGGTGACAATGCGCAGTAAGGAATCGAATCCGCCTCCTCACATTCCAACACCACAGTCACACCATTCCCAGTTTGTCCATAACCAAATGTTCCACCAACAATGGCACGATATAACCGCATATCCCCATTGTTCTTAACATCTGCACGAAAGTATGTCTCCATAATCTCAACGCGATCCGTAAACGTGCTTTTATCGCCCGCTCCAACATTCTGAAACGAATTTAAACGATCAGAATCTCTCGCCCGTTCTTCTTCGGAATTAAACAAAATCGTTGTTTTAGGTACACGATCAATCTTTTCCAAACTATAGCCAGCCGCCACCAAATCAGAACGACGCGCATACACACGCTCTGCGACAAACATAGCATCATCAAGATTTAAACTCGAATGCGTCTTATCCACAAAAAAGTTTTCAGGCTGTATGCACTCAATACGAACCTGCGACACATCACTCTTTCTAACACAATCCACATCAAACCGCGCCATCATCACCATCTCAGGCGGCATCATCTGAATCTCATCAATAGATAACTCTTGCTCACCAAGAAACGCCGTAACCGCCTTAACCTCTACGTCCTTATCATTCATCAAGGCCGCAAACGCCTGAAACGATTGCATCTTATACGTCTCGCGTTCTTTGTTGACCACATCGTCCCAATAAACTTTGACAATCCCATTCTTTTGAATCAAAGCATCCTTTAACCACGTATAGAACAACAAGAACCCATTGTTCTGCTCTTCGATAATGGTTTTCACCATCTTCGTTTCTTGCTCCGCCGCCTGTATATCGTTCATGTTCTCAGCCACAAACGATCCAATGGGTGAGGTGCTAAAGTATATGTCCATGCACTCTGCTAACGTCCACTCCACAGCATCAAAGACATCAGAGGATACAAACTGACTCCATCCCTCTTTCTCACCGCCAAACAAATCACGGTTGTAATACTTAAGACCTAACGTCCTCTCTCTAGTCAAGTCGGTGTTATATTGCCCAATGTCACCCCAATAGGACTGCACAATACCAATCACATCATCATCTTTTAACTTAGCCATTAAACCATCATCCTTCTGCTAGGGGCTGCATATTGCATCTGACGTGATGCCACCTTACTAAATCCTTCGCACGCATACCTTAAAGCGTCAATGCAATGGTCATCTTGCCCTTTTGCTATCTCAGGCAATACCTTACCGCTGTCTTTATCCGTTGCATAGCTATAAAAGGACAGTTCGTTTATCGTCTCTTCACACCGTGGATGCACAACAATCCTGTATCCCTTTAGCAACTCTACACCCTCAATCACGCTGTTCTTGCCCTTGAGGCTAGGCATCATCTTAGGGAATCCGTGCCTTTTCATGTGCGATATGGTCTCAGGCCGTGATGAATCCGCCACAATGATATACCGTTGGCTCTCTGGTATGCTCAGAAACATCTTAGGCAAGTCTATTGTCTCACACTGTTTGAGTACAAGCTCTTGGTCAATGTATAACGTGCGCTCTTTGAGATAGCAGCGTATCAGGACCGTGGGGTCAACGCTAAACCCAAAGTCACAGCCAAATTGGAACACAGCATCAGGGTCAGTCTCAAAGGATTGTATCGTCCAGTTGGTGAACACAGTCTTTTCATCGGGGTCTGTAGCAAACTGGCCAAAGATAAACCGCTGTTTCTGCTGTTCATTCATGTTCTCCATTAACTGCTGGATATAATCGCTGGATATGTTTTGCACATTATCGCTAGGATTAAGCACTAGGGAAACATAATCACCAGGCGTGACGTGCTTTTCCTTGGTGTAGTAGTTCATGCCCTGCACGAACATGGGAAAAGACCAGTGCGAGATATGCGGCGGGTTTTGGTCATAAAAGAACTTGTTCTTGGCCGCGCTCTTTTGGCTCAACCGTGAATACATGAAGGACACGGTGCTAAACATCATCTCGCTGCATTCGTTGAAGTATATGGTGGTGTATTCATTCCCCAGCATCTTCTCTTTCGCGCCTTCATCCACGCCCATGATCTCAATCATCGACCCATTGGGAAAGGTCACCGTCATCTCTGTCTTGTTTACTCTCAGCGCGACATTCGCATATCGACTGGCTATCACATCCTGCACAGTGCCAAGCCACAACGAACGCCTTGCTGCTGTCTGTGTCTGCCTAATAATGGCGTGACGTGTGCCAGGATACTTCAAAGCCCTAAGAAAGACCGTATGCATTAAAAGGAACGTCTTACCCGATCTTGAGCCACCATAAAGCATGACATGCTTTGCATCGCTTCCCAGCAGCTTTAAGGCTTCCTTTTGCTTATCCGTCCACGCAATAAGCATCAAAGGTCTCTCTCATCAGGGGCAACAATGATCGGATTGTCTTTCTGCCCACCTATGTTTAACTTGACAGCCTCATTGAACCCATACATCGCGTTTAGCTCTTTTAAAGCCCCTGTCATGCCTTGTGAGTGGTTTTGGCGTCTAGCTATATCGGCTGCCTCTAACAATGCCTCAGCGGCCATCTGGCGAGTCCAAACAACGCCTTGCTCGGCTCTTGCCTTAAGTTCTTGTATCATAGCCGCGACGTTATCCTTTCGGGTTTCGTGCAATGCTTTGACTCTTTGGGTGTTTTTGTTCGTTGTTTTTGTGTCGTAAGCATCACGATAAGCATCGACTTGCTTCATGCCACTTGCAACATTCCTAGCAAACTTTTCTTGTTTTGGCGTGAGCTTCTTTTTCTTTGACTTAGATGGTTTTTTTTCATCCATAAAATCAACCATGCGTTGTGCTTACGTTATTTTAACTTGTTCTTACTATATTGCACCAACACCACAAACAATCAAGGAGAAATACATGTACGAGCAAACATTAGGCTTAGTCGTTGTTATCTTGCTGGGGTTTTTCTTATCACTGAATCCTCTTTCAAGATAAAGATTTTGAATAGACTTCCCCTTAAGAACCAGCTAACGCTGGGTTTGTTTCATAGGGGACGCTCGCCGATAGGCTAACGCCTATCTGCCGCTCCCCTAAATACCCCTAGGCGTATGTGTTTTTAAGAATATCTTAATGGTTATTCAACAATCAGGGTATTGAGATATTAAGTTTACGCGCGCAAGGCTTTGTAACAAACACAAACAGCACTGTCAAGTGAATAAAAACTACATCTTTTTACTTTGGGTTTTTCTTGTGGCTTTTTTATTATGTGAAATAATTTCACTTTTCTCTTGACAGATAGGAAATAGTTTCGTATAGTAGGTTATCAAGACAACAACTAACACGGAGTAAAAACCATGACTGCAAATCAATTTGTATCACTTTGCGAATCACTGACCATTTGTCCAGAAATTGCACTGGAAGACGAGCAAATACAAGAAGCCCTAACAAGTCGCGATGATGATCTTGTTAAGGAATTATTAAAAGAGCTTTTTTAACCAACAAAGGAAACCAAGCCATGACCAACACAATAGCCAACACAATTTTTCAGCAACTGGGCGGCAATCGCTTTGTTGCTATGACGGGTGCCAAAAACTTTTTAGCCAGAGAAGATGCTTTGAGTTTCAGAATCGGTAGAAACAAAACCCGCTGTAACTACGTGAAAGTGATTTATGACGCGGGCCTTGACCTCTACACGATGATGTTTGGCTACGTCTCCGCTAACAAGGGCCTAAAAGAACTTGAAAAGATCGACGGCCTTTATTTCGATGACCTACAGCCAAAATTTACGGCTTTTACCGGCCTTTACACAAAACTTTAATCCGCAAAGGGTGGGGACTTATTGTCCCCTTCCTTTTTAACAAACACAACAACCAACACGGAGTAAAAACTATGACAGACTTTAAACCTTACCCCATAAAAGAAGCCCTAGAAATCATAAAAAACGCAAAAAGCGTTTATGTTTTAAGTCAAATTTCATTTAAAAAACCAAGCCCAGAAAACAAGTTACGCCAGTATTCGTACTGTGTTGCCCTATCCAAAAAGGACAAAGCTGAAATGATCAAAAAGTTTTCCGATTGGAGAGAGGACCTAACAATGGACCTTGAAATAGACGGCGAAGAAATCTGTATCGGATAAAAAATTTAATTATCACTCAAAGGAGTAATTACCATGATTGAAATCAACAAACACATAGAGTGGCTTGTATCTAAGTATTTTCCAGATGCGGTAAACCCAAACGATATAATCTCCCTTGAAAAAGAGAAGTTTATACGGGTTTTGAACTCTGTTTTTTATTACACAAAAAGCATGGAACAAATGGAAGAATTAAACAATCCCAAAGCCTTGTACCAATAGAAATTGAAAAAGGAGAATAACCATGAACACCAAAATCATCCTACGAATCATCAGAGGCAAGCGCGGTGGATACGTTCCTGCCTATATCGTGAAGTCACAAGGCAAAACGCTGTTTACCAAAATGGAGCGCGTGGAATTTATCAGCAAACAAGCCGCGAAATACTTCGGACAATACACCGTGAAAGAAGCCCTACAAATCGGATACCTTCCCGTTTAACCCTAACGAAAGAATCGCCATGACTGATAAAGAAAAAATAATCTCAGATAAAGAATTTCTTGTTTCTTTGTTTTTTCCTGAAAACGTTGATTCCGATGAAATAATCCATATCAAAAGGGAAACATTGATTGATTTTACTGGCGTTGCGTTGCGCTATTCTCGAGCTATCCAAAATTGCACGAAGGCACAAAGACAAGATCCAGAATTTAAAAAATGCCTTGCTGTATATTGTGTATAGTGAAATTATTTCTTGACAACACGAAACCGTTACGCTATTGTGTGTGTAAGATACAAACATGAGAGGTGAGTGAGATGAATGATAAAAAGTCTTTCCTTGAAGAACTTGACGATGTTCTAAGAGAAAGCCTTGTGGAATGTGAAAAAGAGTATGGCAAAAAAGCCACAAAACAAGAGATGACACTTATTTTGCTAGTGTTTTCTTTCATCTTAGCGGCGATAGGCACGGGATTTTTTATGCTTTTTCAATACTTTTTTATAGGCTGAGGTGAGTGAGATGAATTGTCGTTTTTGCAATGCAGAGGAAAAACACATTGGAAAGAGCATGGACGGCCCCGTGTGTAACCGCTGCTTTAGATACCAAGATATTGACCCAGAAAAGCCAGCGTTTCCTTTAGGAAAGGTCCTAAGCATTGATCGTATGAGGGAAATTTGGGCACAAAAAGATAAAGAGAGGAAGCCAAATAAATGACCAAAGAAGAATTTAGAGCCGCCCGATTATCTTTAGGACTAAGCCAGGCAGAACTTGCTGAGGCACTAGGAAAATCAACACCGCGCATGATTGTTCACTATGAGGCGGGAACAGTTAAGGTTCCAAAAAGCGTTAAACTGATGATGGATAAGATTTTAAAGGAAGAAAGCGATGACTGAAGACAATAAAACAATGCGTTATTTGGTGATCAATTACCATAGATGGGCTGATGTAAAATATTATGATCTTGATGGGCAAACTACCATGGCAGAAAATAACACAATATTCCGCCAAGATAAAGAAACCATGGAGAATTGCGATGGTTTTTGTCCTGTGTTTAGTTGCCTAGAGACAGCAAAAAAGCATTTCCCCCATAGCCCTATATGGGAAATTTTAATCACTGGAATTAAAAGTGGAGCAAGCCATTACAACCCCGGGGAGAAACCCAATGACTGATATGACATCTGAACAACGAGAAGCATTTGAGGAACAGGCCAACCGAGAACACCCGCGGTTTGATTATCGGATTGTATATGAGCGCCGGGGAGGATGGATAATAAAAATTACAGATAAAAAAACAGGACAAGTTTGGGGCTCTCAACTGGCTTGCCTTAATATCCAAAAAAACTAAAGGAGAAAATCAATGATTAAAACCCAAACTACTATCAAACAAAAATACGACAGAATTATTGGCGGAGTACCCGAAGAAGCGGAGGAAAAATTCCCATGGTTAAAAACAGCTACGTTTCATTCAGCAATTATCAACATAACTGCAGACGAACTTCAATGGAGATTTGGCGTTTGGGAAGATGGCGTTTGGGAAGATGGCATTTGGGAAGATGGCGTTTGGAGGGGCGGCACATGGCTACAAGGAGTAATGTGGTCCAACGTCAGAAGTGACTTCGTCAAAATTATTCAAAAAAACGGAACGCTAGAGGAGGCTGAATAACCATGATTAACACCATCTACATCCAAAAACTACGCGACCTTGGCTTCTATAGCCTTTGCATGGACCAAATGGAAAAAGCCGGACATAAGGCCCTCTTTGTAAATGAGAAAGGCCGTCCTTCCGCCGTAACGCTGGCAGAGTGCAAGGTGGAGATCAAGAATATCAATCATGACCTGATGATGCTTAAAGCGTCCATGCCGCGTGAATGGACAGAACACTACAAAATCGTATCGTGAGGGAAAAATGGACAACAAAGAACATCTTAAAAAAGCCCTGTTTTTGACAAGCTACTTCTTAAAAAACATAGGAAACTTTTTCTTGATAATCCTTTTGCCCATCTTGGCATTGTATTATATCGCCGGCATGACCGAAGACGCAGACAAAATTATCAAAGTTTTGGCGTTTCCGATCCTGTGCCATGCTCTCAGGTTTTTCTGTAACCGCACCTTTAATCAATTATCGTGAGGGAAATATGAAACCATGCCTATACATTTCCCTGGCCCTTATAGCCTCCTCAGCCCTTCTTGGGTACGTCAAGTATCATGATGACCTAACATTATCCTGGTCCGTTGTCATGGCCCCCGTATGGCTTCCTGTGGCCGTGCTGGGATTGTTCATTGCCTTGGTGTCCCTATGGGAATCCATTTATTTTTCCTTGCAAAAGCGGCGCGCCTATAAACGGAAAAAACAAAAAGAGCAGGAACAATACAAAACCTATTCGATCTTGGATTAAAACCATGCAATACGAAATCTACACCCTGATTTACCTTCTCAAAGGCGCAATCCTTAAATCTATGATAGGCAAACCCCTTCCCGCAGCCGTAGGGCCCTTAGTCTTAAAACTAAAAAATGAATTAGAAAAACAATAAAATGTGAAACCGTTTCTTAATCTTTGTTCTGTATGGTGCATATACCAACCAACAAAGGAGTTACCATGTTACCGTTTCAATACCTCTTTATCGCCGCCGCCGTCATGTGGGCACTGTCTCAAATGATCCCCGTTAATCACATCCAAATCAAAATGCAGAGCACGTCTGCCTTGATTATGATGATGATCGGCATGACCATCACAGGTGTGGTTACAATCCCTCAATTCGAGCCAGAGAAGCCCCTGCACTATTCAGAGCCGCAACAAGCCCTGTTAAGGGATAGGGACATCCCCAAGGCCGCTAAAATGGATACGTTTGGCCCTGATGACCTGGATCGCGACATTCAACGCTTAAGGAAGTACTAAAAAAACGGGCGCACAGAGGGGAGTAGGCAACTGTGCGCCCTATTGCTTTGTCCACAATCTCCAACAAAGCGAGCATGACCCGCCGGTTTGTTGGAGGTTTTTCAGTCATTTTGTCACCTTTATTGAATTAAATTTATCAACAAAATCATTGATATTATCTTTTTGATTCAAGGAAAATTCGTCTATGATTCTATAAGCAAATGTCACAATCTGCATATAATCAACCTGAATAAAATGCTCAGGTGGTCCAAATTCTTCTTCAATCAGTTTTTCAATTCTTTCTTGGTATTTTGTTTCCATCTTCTTCCTCTTTTTCAAACTCCTCTAAAACCGCATAACACAAATGTACAAGATTCCCATGGTCAAGGTTCTCATAATCATCACCAAAGGTTTCCTTGATAACCTTTGAGATTCTTTCGTATTTATGCGTCATGGCTTTTGTCCTCCTTTTTCCAAAATTGCCTTGTCAACCGACTGTTCCACCTTTTGCTCATACGCCGATAATTCCGTGATGATCTATTCCGCACAAACCACTTGGTTTCCTTATAGAAATTCTGAATAATCATGATGGCTTTAGTCGGGGGCTTGTTCATGTTTCTGGTTGCCCTTGGTTAAATATCACGGCCTCTCGGTTTTTTACCTTGGTGAAATTTGGCATATCAATGCGCTCAACAACAAAACGGCTGAATGTTTCTCCGGTTTCCGGTCTGTTTTCTTTTGGTATGCGTAGAAGCTCCTCGTCGGTCAGAGATTTCTCGGTAACAACCTTGCGAAAAAAACTACCGCGTTTGAAAAACGCAGGATAATCGTTAAAATTTATTCCTTTTTGAAAAAGCATTTCTTGCATTTCCGAACTGGTTTTGTTTTGAAGTTCGCTGCTTTTGTAATACGCTCTCGCTGCCATACTAATAGCATTCTTGGTGGCATCTTTCTCTCGCCAAAGTAGGGTGTTGGCAGCTTCCTCTTTATTGGGGAGTTGAAAAACTCGGCAATCGAACGCTGGGGTATATTTAATGGCACGCATACGCATATCCTCCCCGCTTTCAAGGCAGAAAATAGTAAATTTCGCCGACGCCATCCCCGCCAAAACAGAAACTATTTTTTGAATTTTTCCACCAAAAAACATTTGCGAATAAGGACAGTCTTGTAGCCACAAAAGACTTATCTCATCGGATTGTGTGTACCCGATAATAGCGTTAGTTTCTTTAATCAGGTATTTTGTCGTTTCTTGCATTATGGTTGTTATGCGCTGGTCATATGGCCGTTCTAAGCCTCTAGTAAATGTGGAAAATGCCCTTCCATCCAACCTGGCATAAATAGGTAGTAGCGGCACAAAACGACGGCCAGTCTCAATCCCCTCGTAATTTTTCATTCGGTCGCCAAAGTCGTCTTTACTCATCTTTATCTTTCCATAAACAGCTTAGGATCAATTTTATAAGCACTTTCGTTCCCAGAAATAATGCCATTGTGATTGTATGTTCTTTGCCAAAGAATTGCGATTGGGAATCCCTTTTTTTCAAACCTCGCCACCTCAAAACAACCGACTGTCTCAATAGAAATCCAACCATCTTTTTCTGCGGCTTTTTTAAAGGCTTTTAATGTTCTATTTAAAATGTGCTTAGGAAGGCTCATCCAAAAATCTCCCTATTTCCGAAGGCAAAGGCACCCGCCCCGTTTGGTGTATAATCTCTTTCACAGCCCTCACAACGCTGTCTCCGTCATAGTCCTTGGCCAGTATATCTTAGAACGCCATAACGGTGCCTTCAGGGTCTCCTGTCACCCCTTTATACTCCTTCATCACCCGGCACACCCGATGCAGGTGATACAGCAATTCATTCCGGTGCTGTTCTTTCCATTCCACGGCTATAGGCTTTCTGTTTTTGGCGCTTCTGATAACGGCATCCAATACTTAGGATCAAAGGCCTTATCTTTATAAGGATTGCTTGTAACTGTCCAAATACCTTCCTCCCCGTATTTTGCTACACGCCAAGAATACTTTGGATCACAATTTTCTCCATCGGCTCCATCCCAATCCCACCGGGAATAAACAAGAATTTCTGGATTGTTATTGTCTTCTAAGAAGTCTACTTCTTTACCAGGCGCCGTTTCAATAGGTTGCCATTCAGTCATACCAACTCCACCCTTGATTCATCAATAAAATAAACGATTCTCCCATCCTTATCTTTGCTAAGGACAAGATCCAAAGTCACTTCTGTTTTGATAAAGGTATTTCCTAAACCATCTTCACGGTAAATTTTACCAGAAAAATACTTACCGAGAGCATCATTCACAGCGCTATCAAACATGCTCGCTATAAAATCCCTAAACACCACTTTCATACCCGCACAGTCGTTCTCGTTTTTATTTTCCTCAAACCACTCTTCAATCGTCGAAAGAATTTTCTCTTCAGTCTTGTTTATCTCTTGTACTTTTTGAAGTAACTCAGAAAAGCAATCAGGGTCCTCAAACCACTTTTCAAACATCGTCGGCAGTTTTTTCTCTTCAGTCATGATTCACTCCATCGTTTGATTCTATATGTACTATACACTAAGATTCCACCCTGTCAACAGTTAAATTCATACCTTTGCCTTTGCACCTTTGGACGAAATCAACTTAATCTGCTTCCCAGGAAATATCCGTTTGAGATAAGCCTCATACTTGCCAGCCATAAATTGCAACGGCGCCTTCTCAGGGTATATCATCACCTCATCCCCATGAATTTTTATCTGCACGGCGCGAAAATCTACCTCCGCCTGCCAACGATCTACCTCCGCAGGCAACATGGGCAAAATCTTCCCCAACAAATCTATTTTGGTTTCCTGGTTCATGACAAATCCCCAATTTGCTTCGTCTGCCCACCCTCAAGAATACCCTGCATACTAACAACCTCTCTTTCCAAATTTACCACGTTTTCCGTATATTTTTTAAACACTTGCGATATTTCGTGGTACTGTGGATACCAAGGGCTGTTAGCCTCCTTCAACGCCTGATAAGCCATCAGCAACGACAGGGCAGATATGCGGCCGTGAAAATCCTCCGAAACTTCGTTTATCAAAATCGTGAGGGTTGCCCCACCATTTGATGCGTGTTTAATCGCCATTAGACGGGCAAGGGCATCGCTTATCATCTTTTTGCTTGCCAGGGTAGCCTGAAGACGCTTGACATCATCGTAGAGGCTTCCTAGCGCGTTTTTGACGTATTCTGCATTTTGAGGGTCTTCACCCAACTTGTCAAAAATATCGGTTTTTTGCCTTGGATCCCACCGTAAACCGTATCTTCCTTTAGGTGCTAAGGCCGAGATTACGGCGGACATCGAGCATTTTACGTTCGTAGTCGCTAAGCCTGGGAGCGTATCCCGAATCCTGCTGGTATCCGTTGAAAGGCTGGTATTCCGTGCCGTTGGTATCGTGACCACTGTTCCAATTTTCTGCATTGTGTTTTCTCCCGTTGGTTTCTTTGGTTTCGTAGACAGTCTGCCATCCGCGTTCAATGGCCATTTCCAGTAATTTCGTGGGATCGTTCCCGTCGTTGTAGAGATTTATGATTTTGCTGATGAGCAATTCCTTCGCCCGATGCGTCATGGGCTTTTTGATGTTCTTGCGATGCTGGAAAAAATCTAACAGCAGGTCTTCCGGAATGTAGCTGGGAATATCCAACACCTCCTCTGGTTTCACGGATTCGGTTTTTTTCTTTTTTATATTTTTCTTTTTTATATTTGGTTCTTGGTTATTGGTTATTGGTTCTTGGTTAACCAGTGTGGGTTTCGTTTGGGTTTCGTTTGGGTTTCCAAAATTAACCCACTGGGTTTCTGAAGTATCTGTATTTTCTATTGTATTTTCAAAAGTAGTTTTTTTAGGTCTTCCGCCGCGTTTTCCGTTGGTTTTATTTTTCTCGCAAACCTTTTCGTAATTTTCGCTTGAAAAATGCAATTCTTTGAACAGGGAATGGTCTGCAAATGCTTTGGGGATTGTGCCCGTTCTGTATGCCTTGAAGAAGGTTTTCATGTACGCGCCGAGTTCTTCATCGGTCATATCCAATGAGTCACAGATAAGGTCTTTCACGTACAGCTTTATGTAGGGGGGCTTCATTTCGTGATACCTTCCTCTTCTCCCTCTTTAGAAAAATATGGGGCAACCCGTCCCGAGGAAGGAAGAATTGGGCTTTCGGCTGGCCTGCCTAGCCCCATGTTGTTGGTATATTATACAGAAAGAAAAGTCAACCATTTTTGTGACTCGTATTTTGAGTTTTGCAGGACACAAACTATTTTGTGACTCGTGGACGAGACACAAACCATATCGAGCATATCCTCGGAATGGTCCCACAAAATCACATGATTTCCCATCTATGCCCAAATGTGGTATAGTCAATCATGCTTAGAGGTGAGAAGGCCCTCCTCACGCACCGCCAATCGGTAAATAACGTAGGAAACTACGCCAAGAGATGCAGGAACCGGGGGCCCTGCCTAAGCATCAATCTAATGTTAATCAGGGATTTTATAAGGATTAAAGGGTTGTAGACCCGTCGGCGCTGGCATGATAACTGGCGTTTCCATTTTTAAATCTTTCAAAAGGACAAACTCTAATCTTTTTTTTATATTTTTTATATCATCAATCATTGGCAAAATATCCCCATTATACTCCTTAAGTTTTTCCGAATAGAACATTTCTTTTTTAATGCCGTCTACCTCTAAAAAAGCATAAACCTGAAGCGCAAAATATGATCCTTCTTTTTCAACAATAGTCCACCCAAACTCACCTTGTTTTAATGGCCTTCCATTTCTTGGCACACCAATGTTGTTCTCAATAAGTTTTATAATTGAATAATTAAGTTTTATTGTCATAGATAATTCTTTCTAATTGCTTTTTATTTCAGCAAGCAATGATTCGTATTGGGTGATCCCTTCCAGGGCTGGGATACATTTTTTGAGTAGCTGCCGTAGCTTTTCTTCTTCGGTAAAAGGCTGCTCTTCGGGTGTCTTTCTCATTTCAGGATGCTTCACCCAATTTTTAAAATTTATCCGAGTTTCTCTGTTGGCAAGAGAGCAATCAAGGCCATAGTCCTGATAAGTATAAATATCCTCAAACGTGGCATCATATTGAAAACACTCCGCGACAAAACCAATGTCGTAAAAGCGTTCGTCATCAGTCATAAAAACACCCGTGTATTTTTCGTCACCGACAAAATACACCGTGTCGATAGATTCATCGGGATAATACTTTTGTAGAAATTCAATGATTGTTTGTTTGCACGCTTCATTTAATAAGCATTCACTTCGATATGTTTCATAAACCTTTATTTCCTCAAATTTATAGTCGTAATATAAAGATTCCGCAATCAACGCTATACTAAAATACCTATCACTTATATCAAAAATTGTTGTGTTGTTTCCGTATTCCCCTACAAAGCAAACATCATCTATATGTTCTTCAGGATAGTATTTTTCCAAGAATGCAACGACTAGTTTTTCACATGCTTTGTTGTATTTTTCCCATGCTTTGTATGATTTTTCACTCATAACGTCATCCCCGGCAATAAAGGTTGTTGAATCTGGCCCGCATACAATTCCATGCATTCCGATAGCTGTCGCATCTTTTCCCGCTTCTTTTCATCCGCAGACGCGATCTTCACCAGCTTTTTCATGACAGGTACGTTAAAGCCATCGTCCTTTGCATCGGCGTATATCGTTTTGATGTCCTCGCGCATGGCGTGAATCTCTGTCATCAGGTACACAACCTTGTCGATTCTGTCTTTTAGGTCGTTTTGGTCACTCATAATTTAAATCCCTTTGGAAGTTGGGCGTTATAAAGGCTTGCGCCATAAAGATTTGTTTTACTTAAATCACAACGGCATAAATTAGAATTTTCAAGATCTGAAAAACTCATATTTACGCCATCCAATTTATGGGGATAAATATCTAAATTTGATAAATCACAATATGAAAAATCCTTTTGTCCATTCCACATTGCTGTATCAAACTCTGATTGCGTGTACTTTTTCATAATTTATCCTCTTGACGTGTTGATGTTCTTACTGTATGATACACATAGAATCAGATGAAAGTCAAGACAATGATTTTAAGTTATTACTATTCTTGTATCCACAAAGATGACCTGCCAAAGTTTGAGAAAAAAGCAAAGGCATTGGGCGCGGAGTATCAATCGTTTCCTGTGGGTCTCATTGAGAGAAACCTGTCTGTGAAGTTTTTGGGGAAAGACTTGAAGGATTGTGAACGTAAGGCGGGGTTGTTTCGGAAGATTTATCAAACAAAAAGGGAGATCGGACCATGGTCAAAAGAGCTTTAATTCTAATTGGGTTGTTTTCTAGTAGTGCCGTGGCTGAGGCGCAGTACTACTATTATCAGGCCCCAACTACGTATATGCCTTTGACTTGTGGCGTAACATGGACGGCTGACTGTGAGGCTGCCGCAAGAATGCAAGAATTAGAAACCCAAGAGCAAATTTTGAAATCTTTAAAAAGACAAAATCTAGAGATCCAAAAGTTACAAAAACCGGAAAATGAAAATCACTTCCGGGATGTCATGGGGGATGGTCTTTATAAGCCATAAAGGCCAATACACAAAATAATCCTTGACGCAAGGGCATGGTATATGTATTATACATATACCAACAAACAAGGGAGATTAACCATGGTCACCAAAGAAGACTTTAAATACCCGTTCCAGGTCAACGATGTTTTGCGGCGCATAACGCACACACTCACAACCGTTGAATATACGGGGACCGAGCCTATTGGCGATTATGTCACCGTGACGGATTTTGTCTTCTACCCACAGGATATGAAGCGAAGCCGGTTTTCCGTTGTTGCGCCTGATTATGGGCAAAAGTCTATGCAGCAAGGGTCATTGTCTTTTGATGCCTTGGAATCGCTTGTAGGGGAAAAGGATTTTAATGCTTTTCTTGGTTTCCTTCACGATCTTTGCAGTGATTTTGCCATAGGCGAAGATGAAGAAGGGCGCGTCAAATACGATTACGATACAGAAAAATGGGAAGAGGAAGAGATTCCTGATCCTGTTTATTAGGGAGAATGATTATGACGCCACAATACAGTCCGGATGATTTTGAAAGTATTGGAAACGATACTCATAATCAATTTATTTTAATGAAAAAAACTACTATTGAAGAGCCTTTGATTGTGGTTTTGTCTTTGTATATTCAGTTTTTTTTACAGCCACTTGCTGCTAATAAAAAATTAGCACGGGAGTTTGTTTCTTATTACAAAAAAAGAAACAAATTAACGGATAGAAGCAAAATACCTTATGGGTACGAATGCCGCTACGCTTCGGTAGATTTTGATACAAAAAAGCACACAATTATCAGGTTTAAAGTGATACTTGACTGGCACATGTTGGCCCAAATATGGATAGTGCGTTTATGGGATGCTGAAATAATAAAAGACCCCAAGTTTACTGATCAAACACCAAATACTACGGGAGAATGATTATGGACAACAACAAGCAATTCCAAACTTCTGAATCTCGCGCAAAATCAAAAAGAAAAGAGGAAATTATTGCAAAAAGAATAGAAATATATGAACAATTATCTTATCAAGAAATGAAAATACAAAGAGATCGTCTGTTTGCGGCACTTCAAGATACAGTAATTGACCAAAAATCCATGTTGGAAGGTTTTAAAAGAGTTATAGAGGACACTATGAATTGGGAGGATGCTCTTAATGACAGACATTATTACCCAGAACTTAGAAGTTTTGTTGTTAGTTTTGAACTCAATAAAAAGCTTATTTACGAGATTCTAAACTATAAGTTATCCGATGAGGATAAATGTACAAATTACTGATCAAACACCAGACACCCGCCCTGCTCTTTAACCCTATCCAGCAAATCGTCAATCTCTTGCCTCATGCTTTCTAGGCAATGCACAGATGCGCTAATATGGTAGTTATCCGCGGTCTTTGCGTATTCTTTGGATATGCGACAAAGGCACTCAATGGTTTTGATGTTATTGCTTCTTAGGATAATGTCCTGAACGATCTCTAGCGGTGTGGATTTTCTGTTTTTGTATTTGAAAAAGTTAATTACCTTCGTCATATTGGATTTTGCCTTCAAAATAGGCTTTTTTAATCTTTTCCGGCACAAAACCAATCTCACGCGCCACATCGTCAATGCTTAGTTTAAAAAAACCGCAAAGACAACGCAAAAAACGCTCGTCCTTTGTTTTTTTAGATTTTGTTTCTAGATTTAAAATTTTCTGCACAATAGTGTCTTGACTGCCAAATTCTGCAAAAAAATCTGCAAGTCTTTCCCTAGACAATTCTTTTCTTTCACGCGCTTTTCTCAATAACTTACTTGCCATTGTTTTTTCCATTGACTAGTTTCTGTGTATATAGTACATATACCATACACACAACAAAAAGGAAAGTGTTTTATGTCTAAAAAAACCAAGACTGAGATTGAATACGAATCGTTTCCCTTTTTTGGGCTTAATACAGATGTTGAGAAAACAAGCCAATACCTTAAGGACATGGCGGAAGACGGGTACACCCTTTACTCAGAACAACTTGTCCTTAACAGTGAGGGTGGTATCCAGACGTTTATCCACAGAAAAATTGTGGATGCTACTGAGGTTAAAAAAGAGTCCTACCTTAACCCTTAAATGATACGCGATCGCTCTTTGGATGATGCGGAGATAGACGTGGTTTTTGAAGTGTTGCCTCGGCCGCACTTCATCATCACATTTTCCCCGTTCCCAGATGAGCCTGATTGCTTTGTTGAATGCGAGTTACCAGATTTGATATGGCAGGTGGTTTGCGACAAAATAGACGCTGGAGAAGACCCCAGAACGCTATCAAACTGGCTTAGAATGTTATCTTATGAAATAGATGGAGCTGTGTAATGAGTAATATCTTTAAAATAAGATTGTCTTTTGGTGTGTTGCTTTTATGCTTTGTTACATGGCTTTATTTTTTGAGACATACCTTATTAGATGGAGAGTTTGGCTTGGTTTTTCCATGGGTTATTGCTGGTCATTTTTTCCTTTTGGGCAATCAATACCGCGAAGAAAAGACAAACAAAGATGCTGATTCTTAAACTCTCTTGCGCGGTGCTTTTCATCACCATCCTGGCCCTGCTGGCGTTGATTGTGGTGGATGATGAAAAGGTGTGCTTTGATTATGGCGCACTCAAGGATAGGGCCGTGGGTTTGGTTGTGGGATCTGAATCGGTGCCTGTGGAGTAAATAACAATGAGTGAAAAAGAAGAGCCAAAAGTTGTTTATGCAACAGTTAGGGACAGCGGGGATGAAGTGTTCCCTATGCTTGATATTGAATGTCGGTTTTCTGATGGTCGAAAATTTGCCGCTATTCAAGTTGACGGTGATTTTCCTGATTTAGCTGACAGTATACGGGCTTTTCTTTGCAAAGAAGGAAAAGAATTTTTTGAAATGAAAAAAATGAAAAACCCGAATGATCCGATTACCAAAATCTTTCCTAAAAGCTAAAAAATCCACACCTAAAGCACCTAAAGTGCGAACTATCGAGCAATCCTCTGGACTTGAATGCAAGTTTCATTTTCTTTGGAATCTGCTGTCAAAGCACAACCTGGAAAAGGAATACAAATTTCACCCCGTGAGGAAATGGCGGTTTGATTATGCCCACCCCAAAAGCAAAATTGCCATTGAGATTGAAGGGATTAACCCGCACAAAATGGGCCGTCACCAGACGCTTGTGGGCTACTCAAAGGACTGTGAGAAATACAACCAGGCGCAATTTATGGGTTGGAAGGTTTACCGTCTGACACAGTCAATGCTTACCGAAGACTGGATTCTGTTTATCAACAATCAGATCAAATAACCGTTGACTTAATCCTATGCTATGTGTATGGTACATATACCAACCAACAAGGGAGTAAGGCAATGAGTGTTTTATATGAATTGCAGAAAAATATCGCTGTTCCAAAAGACAAAAGAAATGATTTTGGGAAATATAATTATCGGACAGCCGAAGGCATTTTATCAGCGGCAAAAGCAGCCATGCCTGATGGTGTGAGCATTGTTCTCAGCGACGATGTTGTTGAGATTGGCGGGAATATCTTTGTCAAAGCCAAGGCCACGTTAAAATCAGGAACAGAGATTATTGCAGAGTCCTTTGGTTTTGCTGGTCACCCTCTTGAACTTAAAGGGATGGTACTTTCTCAAATAACGGGTTCTGCATCGTCTTACGCCCGTAAATACGCTTTACAAGGTCTCCTGGCCATAGATGACAGCTCTGGCGACCCAGATGCTACAAACAAGCATGATAGCGCACCTACGGGCGGCATAACGCCCAAGACAGACTATCGCAAGCCAACGCATCCCGCTGGTGAAACAGGGGATGGTCCTAAGCTGGCAAGCGATAAGCAAAAGGGGATGATCCAGGCTATATCAAAAAGCCTGAGCCAAGAGGTTGTCAATGACATAAAAATCAGCATGGGGATCAAACACAAAGATGACTGGACCTATTTAACGTCATTTAAGGCGTCAAAATTGATTGAGTCATTACAGAATGCCCAAAAAGCATCTAAATCTGATCCGGTCCATGATGACATTCCCTGGCCTGAATAATATGTTTGAAAATCAAGAAAATGCTGTGTAAGGTAACAGAAAATTAACCAAAAAGGTGGATGAATGAAGTGGTTTTTTTCATCTTCCAAACCCAAAACACCTAAAAAAAAGGAAGACACCATGAGTGAAGTGCAACAACACCTGGCCGCCATTGATGAAGTTTACAAAACGGCATACTTTGCATTATCGCAAAGCCTGATCAATTCCGCATGGCGCATTATTAACTGCCCTGAGATTATTGGAAAAATCACCAAGGCGGATGGGGAAAAACTGCTTCAATTTGCCATTTCTGATCCTCAAAATTTTGCTAACCAAGCCAAAAGCATTGTTGCCGAAGTGCAACAACGGGGAAACTAAGGGCCCCTGTTGTGGAGAACAACAGCAACACAAATACCAAGCTGCTTGTGACACTGCTTGGTATTGTCATCGCTACCATTGCGGGGGCTGGCCCCTATTTTCTTCAGAGTCAAGCTGCCATAGATAAAAATATGGCCGTGATGGTAGCTTTGCAGCAAAAATCAGAGAAAGACTTTGAGAAATTAGAAGAGCGCGTCACCAACATCGAAAACGCCATCCCCACCCTTATTGCCAACCAGGGGGCTAAATAATGAACCATACTCTCAAATTATCTAAAGATGGGGTGCGTTTAATCCATGCTTTTGAGGGGTGCGTTCTGCATATTTACAAATGCAGCGCTGGTTATGAAACAATCGGATGGGGCCACCGCGTATGGCCCGAAGAGATTGCTGAGTTTAGAAACGGAATCACTCAGGAACAGGCAGACGCTTTGTTTTTGGACGATGCCAAGAAAAAAGAAAACTCCGTCAACGATCTGATTTTCTATCCCCTAAACCAAGGCCAGTTTGACGCACTCGTGTCCTTCACCTTTAACCTGGGGCGCAAGAACCTTGAGCAATCTACCTTGCGGCGCATGGTAAACGCAGGCCGTATGCACGAAGCATCCAAGGAGTTTGAACGCTGGATTTACATTAACAAAATACCCTCTAACGGCCTCCGCAGACGCAGACAGGCAGAATCCTTAATGTTCCTTAACGATCCAAAATGGGAAGAGTTGCTGTGAAAGAACAATCTATCTACCAAGAAATTTTTGAAAACCTTAAGGGTGAAACCAACGTGCATTGGCTGTGCGTGGCTTTGAATGATAAACTGAACGAAATGTATAATTTTCTTCCTATCGTTGCCGCAACAATGCGCCTGAATTTGGATGACGTGGAAAAAGAAAAACGAGAAAGCCTGGAAGAAATTGTTGAATTTGTAGATGACCTTGCAGAACATATCCGTGTTGAACAATGCCGTCATATTGAAAAAATGAGAGAGTTCACAGGATTAAGGGAATACGGGAAAGGCATGAAACTATGAGTACATGGAAAGACGTTGGGGCATGGCTAAGCAGAAACGGCACGGAAGGCGCAAACCTTGTCGGTTCACTTTTAACTGGAAACCTTGGAAATGCTGTAGAGGCTGGCGTAAAGCTGGTTTCTGGGGCCACCAACTACGCCACACCTGATTTGGCACTCTCTGTCCTTCAAAACGATTCACAGGCTCTAGAACGGCTTAGAAAGATGGCTAACGACAATGAAGCCTCTATTCGCTCTCACCTGCTGGAAATGGAACGCATCCAGCTACAGGATGCCCAACTAGAACAAAAGGAAACGCAAGACACGATTAGGGCAGGCGACAGAGCGCAAGATATTTTTGTGCGCTCTACACGACCAGGGTTGGCTTGGTCTGGGTTTTTTGCAGCTTTCGCTTACATTATCGTCATGGATAATCCCAACGAATTTTTTTTCCAGCTTCTTATAGGGTTTCCGTACGCTTATATGGGAGCCAGGGCTTACGACAAATACCTGAAATCAAAGCAATAAAATCATGAAATACAAAAGAAAACCCGTTGAAATTGATGCCATGCAATATGATGGGACACGCGATTCCTACTATGCCATGAAAGAACATTGGGGCATAGATTTTTTTGCAATGACTTACCATTATGATGATCGGTGTAGAATTCACATTGAAACTTTAGAGGGACCGATGCTTGCGTCTAAAGATGATTTTATCATTAAGGGTATGGAAGGTGAATTTTACCCGTGCAAACCGAGCATTTTTCACAAAAAATATGAGCCTGCATAAATGCGGATGTCGTTCAGTCTAGCCTTAGAAAGCGAACCACCCGCATAGTTTTTATGCCACAAAATTGATTGACTAGCAACCCTTCCCGCCGCCTTTTCCTTTTTTCTTTTTCATAGAAACTCCTTTAAGTCCAGTCTACTGTTGGAGCATTTCTATCACCTGTTGGTGAGGTTAATGCCTGTGCAAAAATCGTTGTACCATCCAATTTATAAATTGTCACTTCCCCTGTTGTCTCGTTAATAGCCACTTTGGCAAGCTGTGTACGGGCAATACCCCTAAGCATTTGTCCGGCAGAAACAGAACCTTCTAAGATATAATTCCACACTTCCTGAGCAATCTCTTGCGCTGTAGGGCATGGACCCGTACCTGTCCCTGAACCCGTTAAAGCCCCAAGGGTTACAGATCCTTGTCCCTTAATCTGCAAAGACCCTGTCGCCGTACCCGTCAAGGCTCCAAGGGTTACGCTGGCCGCGCCTGAAATAGTAAGCGTTCCTGCCCCCGATCCTGTCAATGCTCCAAGCGTGACACTACCTACGCCTGAAATTGATAGAGAGCCTGTTCCTGAACCCGTTAACGTGCCAAGGGTTACGCTTCCTGTTCCTGTAATAGCCAGTGTGCCCGCACCAGAACCTGTAAGAGATCCAAGCGTGACACTGCCTTGGCCAGCAAGAGATAAATTAGCCGTTCCTGACCCCGTCAAAGCCCCTAGTGTTACACTGCCCGTGCCCGTTATGCCGCCCGTTGCAATCCTAGGAAACCGAACCCGCAACATAATCAGTCACCGATGACAGGTGGGTCGTTTCGGAAGGGGTGCGTGGCGGGCAGGTTAGCGACGAGGCCCCATTTCCAGGCTGCGTATCCTTCCGCTCGGGCGCGCTCTGCGTCCGACCAGACGAAATCTATCCCCACGACCTCGAAAATTTTGCCGCGCCAGCCGCGCGTAAACCCCGTAAAAAACCGATCATTGCCGATAAAGAGACTAGTTCTGTTGGCGCTCTGCGCGAAGTTTGATGTGAGTACGAAAGGCTGCCTGATTGTCGGCAAAGCCGTTTGGGTCGCCGAGGTGGCACCGTTATGAAAAAATGAGCCAGCGATCCAAAGAGTGCCGTTATTACTCGTGATAATAAGTTCGGTGAGTGCGGCACCGTTGTGTGAAACCAAACCAGCATACTCATTGAACGGGTTCGGCCCTTCGTAATGCGCGACGATCAGGTAGCGCGTCGGATTGAAGTTGGAAACCGCGAGGTTGCGCAGCCCTAAATTATTTGTCGCTGCCCCCCAGTCGATGGCCGTCAAGCCGTTTTGAATATTCTGTTGCAGCGTAGGGGCATTTACTGTGGCTGGCACGGTCACGTGTCGCTGGAACCCGCTTTTGTCGCGCCATTCAGTGACGCCGTTACCAATGGTTGTGACAGTGGACAAATCAGCCGCATCAAACCAGACCGCCGTCCGCCACTGCGCGGGCGTCCACAGCCTTCTTTGCACCACGGCCTCATCATAAGGATTTAGGCCGCGGGGCATTTAAACAATGTCCTCGTTCCAAGTGCGCGTGTAAACCGCATTGCCACTGGCTGCACTTGTCACACCTAAATTGTTTGTCCAATAAAGACCAAATGTTCCTCCATGAGGAATCCTCATTACCGTTGCCAACTCAACAACCCGTGCGCCCGTACCATTTGTAGCAGCCACATATTGCTCTAAAGTGTTTTCTGAATACGTTGATGATCGTTTTTGCCGCAACTGTAATGTAACGCTAGCGCCTGTGGTAGGAGTTATACTACCTAGGGTTACCCATACGTTAAGATACAAATCTTTGTCGGTTGTATTCGCTATATCCGCAATAAACGTTGTTGTACCATTGGCTTTACTATCAAGGGCGGTTCCAGCAATACTTGATTCCGTGCCAAGAGCGGTCCATTTTGCTACAGACATACTATGATGCTCCTCTCGCTAACCCTACGTCACGAGATGTGACAGGTGGTAAATTATTGGCTTCTGCCCATGATACTGTTTTATCCGGCAAAGAAAGAACGGCGTTGCGAATGTCCGTTGAAATCAGCCCTGCGTTCAGCAGAACTTGCGAAAGCGCCTCAAGCTGGGCAAATGTCTCAGGGTTACTAGTGAATATAATTTCGCGGGTCTCAACTGACACTGATTCTATGGCGAGACTGCACACCTCAGCTAAAGCCCGCACGTTCGGATCTGCGCTATCCAAATACGTCTGGTGAACCAGCCGCTTAATCGCTGGAATGGCACTAAAAAACGCTAGACGCAAATCTTGTGGCTTAATATCCTGTTTAACTTTTGGCAAACTGGCATCCGGTGCATTGAGGATATTAGCAACCTGCCACTCAGGCAGACCGTTAAATTGAGATTCCGCGACCTTGTCGATAAGGACCTGGGATACCATAAAAATACTTTCTAAGCGTTACCGGCTGTCAAAGAAAACGATGTGATCGTAAATTGCTGGCCCGTGGCGAAAGAGACGTTATCCACGGTTATATCACCGCCACCGCCCGTAGCCGTTATGCTGCCTTGAAGGTGACACGTTGTTTCAGCATTATCGTAAATACGAAAATGTGCTGCTGTTCCTGTGGCATCTGCTGCCGTATCTTGCCATGTACCTAAAAGGGATTTAACGCCACCAGAAGCCGCAGACATCCAGTCGCTAGGCAAAGTAAGTGTTGCCAAAACAGTACCAGAATTTGCCGCCGCACAGTTTGCTGGCTGCGCTCCTGTAAAAACTTTTAATTTGGCAGCCGTCCCCACTGTTGTTTCAAATGAATCGAGACTGTTATTACGAGCAGTAACGCCTAGTTGAATTGCCATAAAAACCTCGTATTTTTAATTATTGTTTCCGAAAAGCCCGTCTCACTCTTGGTATAACACCAAAAACCAAAAACACAAGAAAAGAACCTATGGTTAGATTCAAAAAATCCATGTTTTTGATAAAAAATACAATAGAAAAGATGCCCCCCACACCCTGAAATATCCAGTCAATCAAAGAATCCTTGAAAGAAGAATTTCTAAGCATATCAATGCTTTCTTTTGCCCCAGCAAAAACCAAAGCAGGAAGAATCGCAAAATGAATTGGCAAAAGCTGAACAGCAATAGCCGTGATAATCACACCAATAGTAAAGTGCCCCATTTGGTTTGTCACCCACCCATACCAGTCACGTTTCTGATCGTCTGGCGTTTTTAGGCCCTCTAAAATGATGGATATGAATCTCATATCGCCGCCGCCTGTATAAACATACCGTCAATCTGTTCGCTTGTGAGTGATAATAGGGCGGCAAAAGCTGAGACAAGCGAATCGTTTCTTTCCACATAGGTTAAATTCGCCCATCGTATTTTAATTGCTGCATTCTCTGCCGCCGTGCCACTAAGCAAAGCACTAAAGGCCGTTGGGAATATCGTCCTATCCGTGGCCTCTGCTTCCGTTATAAATCCCATGGCCTGTAAAACAATCAGCATTTGCGTGGCCGTTATGGTAGGAATAGGAGGCGTGTAAAGGCTATTATTAATTGTGATAATTGTCATAAACCACCATTGTTAGGAAAATTATTACCTTCAGCACCGATGCCATCTGTTAAAAGATTGACATCGACATCCCAATAATTTCTTGTGCTGCGATCAGGCAAATCTTGATCATTAATAATTTTAAAGGCTCTCCCTTCAGGAACATCCTTTAGCGCAATGGCTTGTATTCCATAAGTAGACAAAGCCTCTTGTGTTGGATAAATCACCGCAATACCACCTTCGTCTTTTTTATAAATAATGCATTGGCTCATGGTAAAATCCTATCTAATAATAGCCGCCGATACAATCAAAGGGTCTCTTCCAGCGCCCGTTGTTGCAACAGCATTAAAAACCCTAAAATTTCCCGCACCTGGACCAAATCCGTCTTTAATACAAATTAAATCTACAGTGGACCCGTTAGATTGACTGGCTAATAAAACACTATAATTACCATCTGGCATTGAATTTGTTAAATTAATGGTATAATCCCCAACGCCGTTATCCGTTATACTGCTGACATTCCCAGAAGCGCGAATCGCAACAGTCCCCGTACCATTAAAGTTTACCCAAGCACGGCAACCGTAAATTGTGCCAACAGAGCCAAAGCCAGAATTTATCCCAAAATTCCCACTAGAATCAATTCTAGCTGCCTCCGCATTGTTTGAAACAAGCGTTAATGATGTTGCGGCTCCTCCTCCGTTAGCTGAGCCAAACCTAGCCGCGCCAGACACAAAGTCTATGAAAGCACGGTTTCCACCACCGGAAAAATTCCCATCGGGACCCGTTACAGAAAGACTGTTACCCGCAACAGTAAGCCTGCTTTCATTAACGGGAGAGGTTGTCCCTATACCCACTCTTCCTGAAGAATCCCAATAAGGACCATTTGTAGATAATTTTGATGGCGTCACAGAACCATCGGAAATTTTTGCCGTAGTAACGGAATTATTAGATAATCTTTGTGCCTCATAATCCGTAAACGCCAAATCCACCCGCGATAAATTGCTTGTCAATGCCCCACTATCCAAAACAACCGTGACCGTTGTGTTAGGGGAAGAATAAGCACTTGCTGTGATATTCCCGTAAAACGTACCCATAATCGGGCCATAAACACGAATACGCCGCCCCACTGTGTAATAAGCAGTCACATCCGTAGGAATGGCAAACGATGTGGCACTAACGTAGGTAGGAACGTGGCCTAAATCACACCATCCACCGCCCTCGTAAAACGAACGTGTGTCTGCCATCAGTTGACGCATGGTATTGTTCACCAAACCCGCCGCCATGCCCTCTGGTGCCCCGTTAGGAGGCGTTAGAGTGTTGTTGGCCGCTGTTGTGCTGTAATCCTTAATCGGCATTTGCTTTTCCTATTTTGTCTGTTCCCTAGCCATCATTTGGCCTGATTGTAAACTGATAAATTTATCAATCAACTTTTGTTCTGCCGTGGAATTTTTCTTCACCCTACCAAGGGCCACCAACGTATCGCGCACGGCCTTACTTTGATACGCACGACCCGCCAAACCAACACCCGCCGCAACACCTGCCGCAGCCTTAGCACTTCCCGTACCAACAAAAACACCTAAAAGAGGAACACCACTTAATGTTACTGTTTGAAGCCAAGGCGTTGATTTTGAAAACCTTTCAGCGTCTTTTGTTGCCATTAAAGCAGTTTTAAGCCCCTCAAAAGCATCTTGTTCTTGTTTAGAGAAAAATGTTTTAAACTGGTTGCTTCTTTGAGAAGCAATCTTGAGAAACTTATCAGGGTCAATCGTATCCCCGCCATCAATCTTAGAACGGGCAAACAAATCCTCTACAATAACCTTTTTTGCATTATTCTTTCCTTTTTCGTTTAAATACCGCCCTATATTTGCAACCTCACTGGGTTTTTGACTTAAAATCATGCTTTTTGCAGCCTCGGGAACAACAGCACCCTTGTTGATAACCCTAGATAAAGCCGTTCTCTTCGTTTCATCCCCCAAAACCTGTAACCCCTGGTTACCAGATTTCCATTTTCTGTAATCCGATGGGTTTTTTGCTTTTAAAAAATTCCCTATATCTTCATTCAAAGGCGCGTAAATTTTATTAGCTATATCCTTTGCAGATGGATCATTTGCATATTTATCACTCAACAATTTTCTTTTGCTCTCCAAATAACCAAGGCCGTCGTTTTTATTAAAAACCTTCTTCTCTTTATTAAGAATGCCGACAATCCGCTTGGCCTCTTTGTCATTTCCGCGAGTTGCAAGGCGATTCCATTCTCCTAAAAGTTCATCTATTTTTGCCGTTACAGAGGGAACAGGCACGGATTTTTCTTTCGATTTTAATACGTCCATTTGATTTAAAGACGCATCCAACTGCTCTCTTTTTTTCAAAAGATTATTATTTAAAGTGATTGAATCCACCGTAGGATCAAAAGATCTCTGGGAGTTGATTCCCTCTAACTCCTTTTTGGCCTTGGCAATCCCTTTATCAATGTTTTTTTGAAAAATTATTGGATCATTAATCCCATAATCCGTTGCAATAATAGACTTCGCGCGCTCAACTTGTGGAAATTGCTGCAAATAATCCTCAAAAGCAAGGCCCTTGCTTGCATCTTTAGGATGGTAAATATGACCTATTCCCGTATCCCGAGCCGCTTCATCCGCAGAAATTAAATCCAGCAAATCCTCCTTAGAGACATCTCTACTTATCCAGCCTTCATCCTCCAAAGACTCCCGGATATAATCTAAAGATTTTTGTTCCGCATTCCTAGAACCGCGCAACCTAACGTCCATTGCTTTAATGTCACTGATGTTTCTATCTACATTCTTGACGCCACCAAGCTGGTTTATTCTCTGTTTTAATGTTTTTGGTTGAGCAACAGGGGATAGCTTCTGTGTAGCCCCTTCCAGTAACGATTTAAATTCTTCTGGGTTATCAATGTTCACGCCCTGCAAAGATGCCTGATAAGTAGGGTCTAGCTCTTCTTGCAATAGATCAGCATACCCCCTGCTTTGTCCACCTTTCAACTGATCCTCTAATTTTGCAATGTCTTTACGGTAGCTTGATATATTGTTAAATAACTGTTTCTGCTGTTCAAAAACAATGGGATCGGTATTGTATTCTGGCTTTTCCAAAACGCCCGACTTTAATTGTTTAAATTGCTCTAATTTTGCTTGGCTTTTTGACTTTACCTCTTCATTGATTTCTTTAAGCCAAACAGGATCGGATTGCGCCTCTGGTACATATTGCTTAACAAAATCCTCTGCCGACTTTTGCCGAGCGGCTTGTGTTTTAACGAGATTCCCCCCTGTACCCGCAATAGGAATCCTGTCTGTAACCTGCTGGAGTTTCTTTCCCGCCCAAGATTGAGGCGGATAAACATCCGTAGTTCTAACGGGAATGTTTGCTTGCTTTCCAGCCTGTATGACTTTTTCCGCCTCTGTAAGGGGGCCTTTTGCTGTACCAAGAATTGCACGGCCTCCGGTTAAAGCAACATCACCAACCCCAGAAAATAACCCACCCAACCCAAATTGCGTTGCTTTTTGTGTCCAATAATCTCCTTCACCCGTTGCAGGCGTAAATGCCGCCGCCTGAACGCCACCCTCTAAGGCCCCACGAGCCAAACCAACAGCCTTTAACGGCATAAATGGTATCTGTGGCGCAATCTGACCAACCATCCTTGGAACATTGGCATTAACCAACCCAGTTTGGGGACGTTGAGCCTCTTCCGCTTGGATGCCCTGTTCCCTCTGTCTCAAATACTGGTTTATATCCTCAACAGGCTTTTCCGTTTGGGGCAAACCCAAAACGGATTGAGCACCGCGTAAAACATCATTTCCAGCAATGTTCGCTACAGCCTGACCGCCAGAATAAAGGAAATCTAAACCACCCGTACCAATGTCACTTAAACCTTGCCCTATATCCTCATATGTTCTTTGTGCCGCACGAACAACCGCAGGATATTTGGGTTCCTTCATTAAACCCACATTTTTTGCCACATTGTCGGCTAAACCCCCAATGGCTGGTTGTGACCCTTGTTGTGGCGTTGGCAATGACGGTTTATAATTATTGCGAAAATACTCCTCCGCTTGCTGTTGAGTTGCCCCATCAGGACCATTGATTTCAAAAAGCTGACCATCCGGGGCCTTTATCTGAAACTTGGGCATTATTTCCCACCTTTCACAGGAGCCATGGTCCACTCCCCTTTAGGCTGCTCTTCGGGAAACAATTCTAAATAACGCTGTTTTGAATACTTACCCGCCGCATCAAAAAGTTCCTTCTCACCCGCAGAATCCCATTTTCCCGTTTTATTGACATACTCGTTGGCAAAATTTCTTCTAAAATCGGCAATATCCGTCAAAGCCTGAGACGCAAGTTGAGTCCTTGCCAAGGCTTCTTGTCTCATTGATCTATCAGGAATCGTCATGGCCTTCATTTTTTGTTCATAATCAGAAACAGCACCTTGACCTTTAAAAGGATTATACTCCACGTTCAGTTGTGCAGATTCCTTATCTGCTAACTGCGCAGAATCCGTTAAGGCTGGCAATGCACCACCCGCTATCCCTGTTTGCCATCCTGGTGCTTCATTATAATAAGCTAAAATGTTTTCAACCTTTTGTTGCCTTGATTTGGCAATATCAGGTGCAGATGTTATCGCCGTAAACCTATCGCCATACTCACCAGAAATTCTTTTATCCTGCGGATTTTGACGCTTTAAATTCAAGAAGGTTTCTTGTTGCTCGGGATTTTGGCTTTGATAAAACAGATACTCTTTAACGGCTGCTGGCATATCACCCATACCACCACTTTGACGGGCTTTATATTCTTCCAAAGCCCTCTGATTGCCGTATTGCATATTCTGCAACTGGACTTTTTGAGCAAAATCGCGTTCCGCCTCTTGTTGGTTAAACGCATTCGTCGCAGCTAACTTGACCGTTCCAAGAGGATCAAGAACCGCAAGACCTTGATACTCTTTCGGCAAATTTTGTGCCTGTTGCGCCGCCGCATCATACTGCATGGCCTCTCTTTGCGCCGACAAACGACTCAGATTGTCCTGAAGCTGCGCCCTTGCAAGCTGTGCATCCTGAATCTGCTTTTGCTGCTGATCCAGCATGGCTTGTCTTTGTTGCTGGGCATACCGCTGTTGTTCGTCCAAAAAAGCCAAGCCTCCCTGACCCAGTGCCTCACCCGTACTCAAACCCTGCCCACTGTTCGCAAGCATGGTCACACCCATGCGCGTTAAAGCGTTTCCAAAAGCAGGATTGTTAAAAATGGATTTGCTTTGCTGAGATTGACCCATAACTTGCTGCTGTTGGGGCTGCTGCTGCAAAGCCTGCGCTAACATATCCTGATAAGAAGGAATCATCGCCATTTTAAAAACCCCTCCTTCCAAACCACCCACCTATAGAAGTTGGGGCATAACTATAATTGCCCCCTAAAGGCATATTCCCCGCCGAAGGGAAGCCTTGCACCATGTTAGTCGCCCCGCCGCCGCCAAAAAAACCACCTAATGATCCTCCAGCCATCCCACCCACAGGGCCACCAAACGCAAGCCCACCCAAAGCCAACCCTCCCCCAATAAGCTGCTGGCCTAAGCTCGATTTCTTATAAGGCGTCGCCGATGTCGTAACGCCCGTACCTGGTATATTTGCACCTTGTAAATTGCGATTAAAAGCCTCTAATAAAGCCAATGGTTTATTTTGACGAGTTGTACCAATTTTTGACAAATCAGAACCTGCAGCTTGTTGCGCCAATAAAGGACTATACGACAACTGCTCATAAGACGGAGCAAGGCCCAAAGCATTTTGCTGATTCCCACGTTCCGCCTGATAATTCTGCAAAGCAACCGTTGACATGTTATCCGCAAGTTCACGCGAAAAATCTCTCCCTGATGTGGCTAAACCCTGCTGAAAATCCGATCCCCCAAAAGCCCCAGAACGCCCATAACCCGCCCTCAAAGACGGCAATACATTCTCATTGTATGACTGTTCTGACCGACGAGCAATCACATCCATATAATTTTGCAATTCCGGCGTAATACCCAAATAATCGCCCTGCAACGTCCTTTGTAGTTGGTTTTGCGCCGCTAACGATGTTTGAGACAATCCGCCAGACGCTTGGTCATATAAAGCCCGCGTCGCCGCCTCTTCCTCTGGTGATATATAAGGACCACCAACACCTTGATCGTATAGCTTTCTTGCCTCACCAGCGGAAAACTCCAACTGAGGCTGCAAATAAGCAGGGGCAGAATTCGTTGTGGTTGTGGTTTGAACCCCTTTTTTTGGCTTAAAAATACCACCCATATTATTGCCCCACCATTAAAACACCAAGTTTTTTAAAACCAAATTTTGCCCATAAGTTATGAAACAATCGATCTGTTTTTTCACTTATACCAGAACCACACAAAGCATACACAATTTTTGCATCTAAAGCCTTAGCTAACTTCACAACAGAACCCGCTAACATTCTGGATGCAACCGTGCCACGAAACTCAGGAACAATGTAAAACTTGTCCACATCGCCTTCCTTCTGCACATAATACGTATGACAAACATTGAGGGAACAAAACCCAACTGGCACACCATCCCCTGTTTCAATCAAAAGGATATATTGCCAGTCCCTTATCATCTCTAGTGTATTTTCTTGACTGTAATCAAGCACTTTATACATGGTCTCAGAAAAAAACTGATAACAAAGCCTTTCCACCAAAGGAAAATCCTCTACATCGGCTAGTCTTATCTTAAAATCATCCATGACTACCCTAAAATGATGTATCCATAATTCATGTCTGTATGGTTTTTTGATGCGTGGGTCAAAACAAAAGACCCATTATTCCTGCTCGCAAGGTACATATCTACGGTATGTCCTGCTGCATGTGCCGTCAATGGAACCCAAAACACTAACGCATTTGCTCTCATTCTTGCATCTGTAATTGTTGTGGACGTGGTGTGCGGCGCAACGGTAAACTCACCCGTTACATTAAGGCGGCCCTCCATCATCCCATCCCAGATGCGCGTCATTTTAACCAGATCAATGTTATCAGGATTGTAAACCTTGGGCACACGTTCATAGGTATTAACGGCCATTATTCATTCCCCGTAGGTCTAAACTCAACCATAAACCCCTTGGCCCGTGTCCACGTGCCCGATAACTTAATGACAAACTGCGTATACCGCGCAATTACATCAAAGTTTACGTTTTCCGTTATTGTGTTAAGGGCACCAAACGACGTTTGCGTTGGCATCTCTGTCTGCAGGTTTCTGTGATTTGTTGCCACCATAACCGTTGCATCCGTAACCACATGAAGGCCACTTAAATGCGCCCGACCATTCTTATTTAACCGGAAATCCTCCGTGTGCAATTCACCTTCCAAAGATGCACCACTAAACGCCCCATACTTGTTGTTTGACGAAAACCCACCAAACACACGCAAACCCCCCGCATAAATCGGATCATCCAAAGACCCAGGAATGTTATCAATAGACCCGTAAAGCGTCTCTAACGTCTCCAGCGTTTGGGCTGTCGTGTACGACGATAACAAAAACCGCACAGGATACTGAATGACCGTCCATTCCTGCAATGACGTGTTATAAGATACCATCATATCAGGATACCCATTGGGAGAATTGATAGACGCAAAACTCCATAGGATATTCTTAGTCACAGGATCACGGGCACCCTGAATGCTTCTTAACTTTCCAAAGTCCACAAGATCATAAAAATACCGATCAATCTTGTTTTCCCCAATAGGTACAGAATTTGTCCCGTCAAAAGCATAAAACCCATCTGTCCCATAATAATAAATAACACTTCCATCCCTCACAAGAGAATTGGGGGCTAACGTCCCACGACCCCTTGGCAAAGGCCGCAATCCAAACGATGCTGGCTGGGCAATGTATTCCACCCGATAAATGGAATCCGTAAAGAACAACACCGCATAGTCATTAAGGGCCATTACACGCTGCCCAGTGCCTCCTACGTCCTCTCTAACATCATTAAAGCCCGCCCCTAGCCCTGAAGTCGTCCAGTCCGTTATGAGGCCCTGTGCTGACCATCTCAGGCGGGTGTAACGATCCGTCCCACCATCTACAAGGTTAAAGGCAAGCAAAAATGAATTGGATACCGCAATATCCCGACACCGAGGTGGACTACCCGCTAAATTCCCAAACGTCCCCCCTACAGTCGTGTCATATCGCTGAAGGACATT